ATAAAAAATAAGCAGACACACAGTTGTATCTGCTAAAAATTCTGCTACTTTTTCGGGACTTAATACCCATCTGAAAAAATTTTCCAGCATTATTGCATCCCCGGTAAATTCTTAAATTTTTCAGGAATTTCGAAAGATTCAAATGTAAAATCGAATTCGTCTTCAAGATATTCTGCATCCGCATCTATACTTGCGAGAGTTCCTCCGTCTATGTTACATCCTTTCAGTATGACTGTCTGTCTTCCTACCGTTGAAGTAGGGTCTTCGTTCACAAGCTGCATGTCAAAATATATATCTTCTCCAGTATTCTGATACTTCAGCAACAGTTCCCTGAAAAGTGAAGTATTGTAATGCAGTTTTGCACTTCCTGACCCTTCCCAGCCTGTGGCTTTGTTCCCTTTTCCTGAACGCCCCATGATAGGAACTTTGGTTTTTGTCTTCTCCATTTCCGCTTTTACGGAAATAACCTGCATTAAAAGATATCTGTTACCTTCTATCGTGACAAAACATCTTCCCATGCTCCCTGATACGGCGTCTCTACCGTTCATTGTTGTGCTCATTTCTTACCTCCTTATTCATTTAGCTTAGGCCACTATGACACTCATGTATAATTTTTCCATCGCCGCAACAGGAGTGACCTTATCCGTTACAAGCACCGATTTCTTGTCTTTTCCTTTTTCAACTGTCACGTCTTCGGCAACGAAATTCTCAATTGCCCTGACTCTCTGCAGTTCCTTGTGATGATCAACGATATTATCTTTAAGTGATACCCTTCCATCTTCGTCATTGTCCACTTTTCCGACAAACGACTTGTTGAACAGTTTTGCAATGTCCACAGCAATCTGATCAAGTACTCTTATCACCTGATTAGACGTAAAGTCATCATTCTTATCTACTGTGATAGATGTGAACGTATTTATGTCTGTAAGAACAACTGGCCTGTTGTCAGCCTTGTGGAACAGAAATTTTCCTGCTTTTATTCCATTTTCCAGTGCTGTCTGATTTTCCTTGAACTCAAATGTGAAGTCCCCATCATAAACCTTGTTCGAAACTGACTTGTTGACAGGACATCCCGCTTCTGCTCCTGTTACCCAGTACACCGCAGACGATTCCTTGTCATCCTTGGAAATAGTCTTATTTTCAACAGAAATGACACCTTCATGATCCGCATATGCTCCTCTGTAGACTACAGTCTGGAACTTAGCTCCAACTTCATCACGCATTCTTTTTGTAAATTGAATGTACAGTTTTTTAATTGTTTCGTCAGTTGCAAGACATCCTAACGTGTTGAAATAGTAAGTCTCAATTTTATCGAGGAACTTCTGATATTCCGTTCCTGTCACTGCACTTCCATTTGTTCCGTTTTCAAGCGGTTTCGCTACAGTCGGCGTTAATGTTGCACCTGTTTTAAAATCTACAAAATCATTATTGACTAAATCTTTTGCTGTTTTTACTGTCTGAACGTCCACTTTTTTATTATCAAGTAAAGTAGTCACGTCAAACATTGTAGGAACATCAACATTAGTCGCTACTGTTATTTTAATGCTGTTCCCTCTTTCGCCTGAGTATTTTGCAGTGGCCAGGTCATTACTCGCCCTTGCTCCTTCATTCAGCTTATAACAGTAGACTGTCTTTGCATTAGAAAATAAATCCCTTAAACCTTTCATTTTCTCATGGTCGTAGCTATATCCGAATATTTTCAGGCTGTTTTTCTGAAAATCAGAATTTTCAACGGTGAACACTTCCCCGTCTACTCCCCAGTCAAGTTCCATTGCCATTGCCGCATAACCTCTGTCGGCAAGTGATACGATAGCCCTTGCCAGGCTGACAAAATTAATGTAAGTACCCGGCAAAACTTTATTCTGAAATAACCATGTACCTCCTCCGTATGCCATCTATTCCACCTCTCTCTTTAAAAATTCTTTTATAATGTTATCCACTTCATCAAAAGTATATTCCTTATCTTCTTCAAGCATTACTCCAATGATATCCTTCTGCATTTCATATTTTTTCGAACTGTACAGCTGTTCCTTTGTAAAGCTTGTATTTGTTTCATTTTTCTTAGCCATTCTTTTTAATGCCTCCTTCTATCGAAAGACTTTCCATCTTATCATTTTCCTTTTTTTCACGGATAAAATAACTGAACTGAATAAAACTGTGTATGTTCCCGTCCTGTATTTCAGTTTTTCTCTCAGTGCCTCTCATGATGTCTCCATTTTCGAGCGTTATCAGGTTAGTGATACTGTTAAGTTTTTCAATTACATCATATATTCCCCTTGAATCTTTTTTATTTTCATCGGCTATATAGTCAATCCCGAACACTGTCACAGCCTTATATCTTAAATCAATAATCTGAGTTTTATCAGTGCTTATGACGTGAACAAAGAAACAGGGTTCCTCAAAGTTCTGAGGTATCTGATTGATGTAAACCTTTATCCCAAATGTTTCCTTCAGCTTTCCGGTCAGTGCATTCAATATGTCGTTTATCATCCTCCGAGCACCTCCTTTATCCATGCTTCAAGTTTCTTTTCAATTATTTTCGGTAATTCCTTTTCCAGTTCCAGTTCTGCTTTCGTTAGAAAAAACTGTCCTGTAACCCATGATTTTTTCAATGATTTTCCTATTGCCGGAACATATCTTCCTGGAGTCTGTCTGTGTCCGAACTCAACATATGATGCGTATTCAACGCTGTTTGTTATTGTCACCGTATATCCTCCGCCCGTATTAACCGCTTTCGATCCTATACTTGCGTCCCAGCCACGTCTTAACGCTCCTTTGTCAACAGGCGTTCTCTTAATTGCTTTAGCAAGTAGTCTCGCACCCAGTTCGTTTGTTATGTTCTCAAGTAGTAGTGCCGTATTTGCCTGACTTAATGTTTCAGCGGCTTTTCTTATTTCCGAAAAATCTACTTTAACTTTACTTGTTCCCATTTAAGCACTTCCTTTATATGCTTCAAGCACTATTTCCTGGTGATTCGTGTAAACGGCCGATATTCCAGAATGTTTGTATTTCCTTGTAACTCCGTTCTGAGTGACTTCAATAACACTGCCTGGGGGAACATAAACTTCGGGAGCGATAAACAGTTTTACAACCTGCGAACTTACAGCAAAGGACTCCGTCTGGCTGGTCTGACTTATATTCTTGAAACTTAATCTACACGGTAAATTTTCAAATAATTTCACTTCTGTAAGATTTGTCACTCCATATTTGTCTTCAGTATCTTTAAAACCAAATATATTGCAAACTCCAATCCATAGTGACTGTATAGCCTTTTTTGCCTTTTCTAGTTCCTTTACCATACTATCCTCCTGTATCTCAAGAGTTCATCCTCTCCTCTTGTCATCAGATATGTCATATAAACTTCAAATTTCTCTCCCGTGCTCTTTGTGTCCTCATAGACTACCTTAGTATCGCCTTCGCTTATTTCTTTCGCCATACGGTCAAAATCTAAGCCTTTCAGCTCAAGCTGATTCAGTGATTTTTTAAAATATAAAAACTCACCTGTACTCCTGTCAATCCAGATGTACTTTAAGCCTTCAGGAACTTTGTTCTGATTAGTCTTATTTTTAATATAAGATTTAACTTTCTCAATACTCTTTTCCAATAAAAATAAGTCGGCATCTACGACTTCATAGCCTACCGACTTTAATGTTTTTATTACTTCTTCCCTGATATTTTCTATGTACTCCATAAGATTTTCCTCCCTGAAACTATCCTCTTGAAATTATTCTTGCGATAGGGATCGCCTTATGGTCAATGTATTTTTTTGTACCTGTTGCATTGTCATTTACCAGCTCCCAGTTTGCTCCCATCTCAAGTTCAGCATCAGTTGGGGATAATGTCGCCATACTTGATTTAGTGAATGAGATTCCGTAAGGCGCATAACACACTCTTTCTCTCGAATACAACGTGTCCTGTCCGCCATTGACTTTCGGGTCTCTGTGCATTTCATGAGGTACTTTTGCTCCTGCATCAGTAAATTCGAATGCTCCTGCTCCTAGCACATATGTGGTATATTTAGTGTACGCTGGATTGGTTCCCGATTTAGCAACTTCTTCAGTTGGCATTGAGTCATCAATCAATACAGTTCTTCCATTTAATGTTGCAAGTGTCAGGTCTCTCTGTATTCCGTTTGCGTCGGTATATTTCAGGTATTCAAGCAGCTGAAGGTTTTCGAGATTTGTTGCAACCTGCGAATGCATTATTGCAATTGAAAATTTTGCCTTATTCTGACCTACAGCCTTCTGTAATGCATTATTTAAAGTTGTAGGACTGAACACCTGCTTAGTCGCATCTGTTTCTTTTGAAACGTCATAAGTGTGTTCGTTTACAAACTTTTCATTATCTGTACCTGTCATTGAGAATACCCCTTTAAGTATAGATAATAATATCCCCTGGTTCAGGTCGTCCCAGTAGTCCGATACCTGTTTACCTACCTGATCCATGAAATTTACTCCGCCTGTGATGTCATGCGAGAAATCCCTCTCTATCCATCCGTTGGCTCTTCCTACTACTACTCTTGAATGTGAGAATGTGTCCATTGCTGTTGCATTTATATCCGTCTTTCCGTCATAGTTTACGGCCGTTCCGCCTATTCTTCCGAACAGAGGTACTGTTATGTAATTTCCTCCTGTCTGTTCTTCCATCATCGCTTTATACTGAGGGGCATTATTAATAGCTCCCGATTTCAGTAGTTCATTCCTTTTAAGTTTTGGAATTGTCTCATAATACTTCCCGAATAATTCAGGATTAAACTGTTTTGAATCAAAAATTGCTGCTGGCATAAATTATTCCTCCTTTAATTTTTTTATTGTTATCCCAATCTTGCCATCATCTGGGAATATGTTTCAGGTGTACCTGAGCCAGGATTTGTTTCTCCTGTTGATGCCCCTGGTTCTACACCACTGAAACTTGGTTTGGCAGGTTCCTTAATCTCTTCAAATAAAAACTTTGAATCCTCAGCCTCTTTCAGTGCTTTTAACTGTTCATCCAGTCCGGATAAAGTCTCATTTTCAAACTTTATCTTTTCCATGTCCAGTAAAGCCCTTACAGCCCTTGAATTTTTAGCCTTAGCATTTCCGAGTGCATTATCAATGGCATTGTCTAATTTTATTTTAGATATGTTTGCCTCATACTGCTCCTTTGTTGCCTTGTTTTCATTCTGAAGCTGTTTAATAGTATTTTTAAGAGCCTCAACATCTCCTGTACTGTTCTTAAGTGTTTCAAGCTGTTTATCTCTTTCAGATATCTGCTTTTTCAGTTCATTCTTGTCATCAATAAGCTCTTTAAATCTTGCGTAAGGTACAAATTCTTTCAACTGTTCTGAATTTGCATTCAGTACTTTTTCTATTTGTTCCTCAGTCAGTCCTATTGCAATCAAATCTTCCTTTTTCATGCTACCCTCCATTTTTACGTCTGTCGACGAATTATTTTTGATTTGTTCTTTTACGCCTTCAAATCCAAAAAAGGCGAAATAAAAAAAAGAGCAGTCGTTAAACCGCTCTTGAATTATTACTATTTACCTTCTTCTGTTCTCCATTTGAAAAAATTAGCCCAGTATGGATTTTCATTATCAAATATTTCTTTCTGTTCTTTTGTAAGATTATGTGGGTAATCTCTAAATAAATTAAAGATTACTTTCTTATCAAAAGAAAATAAATGTTCTCCAAATGTGTCAATATTGCTGACCCACCAAACTTTATCGGCAGGATTTTCTTTGTAAAAATCACTTAACATCTCCGTCATACCCTTTCAACTGTTCAATTTCATTGGTATTTATATAGCCCAAGATTTCTTCAAATTCTTTGTTGTCTTTCAATGAATCTATATCAAATATCACATTTTTAGGTTTCAATTTCATCCCGTACACTGTGTGGGATTTTTGACACCCGAACCTGTTTTTTAACACTCTATCAGTCAAAATCTGATAACCGTTATTAAATTTATCCTGCAGTTCTAAGTAATAATACCTGTTCGATTCTCTCTTTACTATGGCCGCATGTCTTCCAATTCCCAAATAATATTCCTTTTCGTCTTCTGTAATAAAATCTAACAGTTCTTTTATTGCTCTAAAATCATTTGAGTTTTCAACTATTAAGCTTTTAACACCTTTCATTTGTGCTATATCCAATATATTTTTTCGGTTTGAAAAAAACATTTGAGAATTTCCGCCTCTAAAATCTAATACATCCATTCCATTCCTATTCCCGATATAAGCTAAAGCCACTGATGAACAGGATCCATTTGTTTCATCGCCTCCTGCCAACCGCATTATGATTTCATAATCTTCCAATTCTCTGTTCAATTTTCCCACTTTTTTGTACTCAACCTTGTTAAGTTCCAAGTTTTTCAAAATTGTACTGTTCTTCCTTATTTCTTTTATTATACCACTTTTTTCAGTTTTTTCAAAGGGATTCTTGCTGATATATTTTTCTTTCCACTCGCTATATTTCATATCCGCCGGAACATACTCAGTTTCTCCTGTTGTCTCATTCCTTGCTGCTCTTTCACCTTCCATGTCATCAAAGTACGGAGCCGTTGTTGTCCTGCAACGTACGTGAAATGGATTAGCTGTGACTCCGACTTCATAATCCTTTAAGTCAAATACTTTTCCGTCCATGTCCTGACATATATCCGATGTCCTGTTATCCAGTGTGGCCACTATCTCATACTTTTCTACTCCCAAATCCTGATAACTCTTAAGCCTTGCCCTGCTTGAGTAAGCCGCACTCTCAGTATACACCAGCCTTGATGCATTTGCTTTCGACACTTTCATTTTCTCAGCTATTTTATCTGCCAGTTTCTCTAAACTGTCGCCTCTGATAAATGCCTGCGTCATTTCTGTATGTAGAGTGTTTATAAGTTTGTCCTTGTCTTCCCAGATCCTGTCAGAAAAGTTTTTTCCATCGGGAGCCCATGGCTTTTTAATAACCGTATTTACTAATTTGTCATTCAGACTGTATATGTTTGTTCCTACCCCTGTACCTTTTGCTATCTGAAAAGCTGTTCTGTTGTACTGGTCTTTATAAAGATTTTTAAGATAGCTTTCAAATCCACTTTCACGGCCGTTATAAAGCTTTTCTATTTCCCCTCTTACCTGCAACTTCATAGCCTCAAGCCGTTCTATGTGTACCCTTGCACTGGCATTCTCAAGCTCCTTGCTCCAGTCTTTTTTGATTCCATTTTCCTCTCCGTGCTTAATGTACTCATCAAGTGTCCATCTGAATTCCTTAAGTTCCTTGTCATTCAGCATCTTCTTAGCTTCTGAAAGTGATACGTCATTGTTTTTAGCTATTCTGTTGTACCACACTTCGATATCCTTGTTCATTCTCGCAATAGCCCTCTCGTATTCAAGCTGCTGTCTTCGGAATTCGTCTCCCGCTATTTTATTAAGTCTTTCTTCCTCTTCAATAAACCTGTCCTGCCAGTATTTCTTACTCATCTACATCATCGAAGTGGTTATGTTCTCCGAATTCCCCATAATCTTCAGTCTTAATTTTTTCCTCACGTTCCTTCTTCAGCTTTTCTTGTTCAGCCTGTACATCTGTCACCCATGGGTGTTGGGCAAGTATTGTTTCCTCAGATATTATTCCAACTGAATTTTTGATGTCCGTTATTGCCTGACTTTCATTAACTAAAATATCCCTATTCAGTACTACTTCAACTTTCTCACCTAAGAAATCACCCTGACCTGTATTTTTTAAATGATTTGCGACAAACCACAGCAGTTCTTCAAAACTTGCCTGGAATTCAGTTTCAAAGTCGTTCGCCTCCAAATCTATATCTGAATACATGGAACGGATATTCAACTGATTCGGATTATTTCCAAGTGTATCGGCCTTGCTGTCAAATCCTGCTCCATTTTCTATTATTGTCTGTTTCAGAAGTTTAACTATCGCATCATAATTTCCCGCATTCACTTCAACCTGTAAGCTTGACACTTCCCCTTCTTCCCTGACCTTTACTGCTCCGTATGTTGCCAGATTTCTTCTAAACTCACCCAGGTTCTCACCGTCATAGTTCTTTATAACAAGTATTGTGTTCCTGCTATCCTCCTGCATGTTATTCATGAAATCACTCATAAGCATATTAAGTCCATCCTGTAGTGATTTCACCCTGTTAAGCAGAGGCTGCTCCAGTTCGTCCGCCCTGAAACTTATAAGTGGTATTCTTTGCCAGTTATATGGTGTATCATCAACTGTCAGGTATGCTTTTTTTTCAACCAGGTTAAGCTTATTATCGTTCAGTATGTAATATTCAACTCCTGAGTCCTTGTATAACTCTATATGCGTTTCTTTTTCGTATCTTCCGTTTCTGTATACCTGGTTAACATATTTTCTGATTGCGTATTTAAGTTCTGTGTGGTCGTTGTCAGTCCACACAGGAATAACTTCGACTGAATTAATCCTCTTAAATTTCAAATTTCCTTCTTCATCAACATATAAAAATAGCCATCCGATGCCGTTGTTATATACATCAGTGGCTATCCTTTTAATCGTTTTGAGGAATCCTTTATCGAATAAATCATTAAGCAGTTCGTTGTATTTTTCATTGTCAGTACTTATGCTGGGTGTCTTAGATGCTATATAGTTTACTTTCTGTTTTACCAGTTTTTTATACTGATTGTTAACAATCTTATTATTCGGCAAGTTGTTAACAGTTATCAGTTTTCCGTCATCACCTATCGCCGTTCTGTTTCTTTTCAGTATATCATGTTCCCCTGCATAATATCTGTTACCGTCAAGCATCATTCTGTAACTGTCACTTGAAAAGTGCCACATTATAATGCTTTCAACTTCCGATAAACTTATATTGTCCTTTTCCATTTTATCTTTTCTCCTAAAAAATCTTTTTATAAACTCAAACATTTCAGCTCCTTAATCAAAAGAAAATGTAGGGCCTTTCGTGTAATCCTCCAGTGCATACCGCATTGCATCCATCAAATGGTTGAAATTGTCCACGGGCTTATTGACCGCATTATCGAACTTGTCCTTATCCCACATATAGTTTGATATCTCGGTAATGAAATTAACGCATCGCGGATGTATTATGATTTTATAATCCTGAATGTACTGGATTCCGTTATTAATACTGTCCTTACCTTTCCTTGAGTTCCTTATTCCCTTAAGCCCTAAGTCGTAAAGCTCGTCTATTGATTTCGGCTCCTGACTGTCGGCGGTTATTTTTTCCTTTCCATACCCTTTGCGGATTATTTCCTCCGCTATTTCCCTGTTCTTCATGGCATTCTGATAAATCTCATCAAATACATATATTGTCCTGTTTGCCACATCTATCAGCCCACAGAATAACGCAGTAGGGTCGTTGGTATACCCGAAGTCAAGCCCAAATGCCGATTTGACTCCGTGCATTTTCGCCACTTCTGTATAATCAAATTCCTTCTCTTCCCAGTTCTCATAGACAAGTCCGTCTACTATTCCCCAGTTTCCAAGCCCTGCGACCTGATACCGTCTGGGATTGTTCTTCTTCATGTCCTCGAACAACTTCTTATCGCTTTCGTCAAGCCATTCGTTACACATGTAGTTCGTTGTTTTTGCCAGTATGTTTTCGTCTTCGACGTCAAAAAATCTTTTTTTAAGCCAGTGTCGTTCGTTCCAGGGGTTGAAAGTAATTGTAATCTGTTTAAATAAAGGCTCTTCCACTATCCCTCTTATGCTCTCGTCAAGCATGTCGAAATCCTGCTCCCTGTTTATTTCATAAGCCTCTTCAACCCATGCCCAACATAAATTTCCAGTTTCAACTGTTATCGAAGTAACTTTAAGCGGATCGTCTAGCCCTCTAAATAGTATTTTCTGCCCTGTTGGGATATAAATAATTTCAAGTGGGCTTTCTTTGATACTCCAGTAGTCATTTACTTGAAGTTTGTTTATTGCCCATTTCAAATCTGCAAAGCAACTATCTTTTAAAGTTCTGTATACTTTTCTTATAACCAACAAGTTAGATCCAGGATATTTCATTAGTGCAAAAATAAAAAAAAGAGCTGTCGTTTTGCTCTTCTTACTTGCCCGGCTACCTTTACAAACTCTATACCTTCCTTTGAAGTTCCAAAAATCCTTATATCCTTTTCCAACTAATTGTGGCAGTTTTACTTTCTTACTCTTCAAGTTCGCTCTCACCTA